GCGAAAAATGCCCGTGGCGCGTCGCCACTGACCCGTTGACGATCCCGAACGGCTATTCCGTCGAGAAACATCAGGCGCTCGCTGATACAATCTCCAAAGCGCCGACGCTCGCCAGCATCTTCGAACCGGTTAAGATTATGGCTTGCCACGAGACCCAGGACGCTCCTTGCATCGGCTGGCTCGTCAATCAGCTCGGCCCCGGCAACAACCTCGGCATGCGCGTGCAGATGCGCAACTGCGAGAACGCCGACAAGATCAGGCTGCGCGGCGAACAGCACCAGCGATTTGAAGACACCCTGCCATGATGAGGGGCCGATGAAGGATGGTGAGGGGGTCTAATGGACCTAGCGTTGGCCGATTGAACCGAAAATGGGCAATGGTCGGCCACAAGGGAGGGAAATGCGTGTCCTGCAAAGAGCGGGTTACGCCTGGGAATATATCAAGATTTCAATTGCATCATTTAACGCCTGTCAACAATCATAACGATAAAACTGACCGCTGGGGGGGCGGGGTTTGCGATTGGCCTCCCTTCACTGAGAAATGGTTCCGGTGGGCCGATCGGATTGAGTTGATTTGCCCCGACTGCCACGCTGAGCGGCATCGCCCTGACCAACAACTTTCACTTCTGGATTTGTTCGCACAGCGTCGTTTGGACAGCCATGACAGCGACCCGGTTATCGTGCTGCGGCGTCAACCGGGCTTGTGGGATTGAAATAATAGCGCTCGACGTGACGACGCGCTAGAAGGGACGCTGAGGCGAGGGGAACCGTCTCAAGGAACACTGGCAATGGCCACGACTCCGCACGCCGATCCCCCAAAGAATCAGGACGACAAAGCCAAGCAAGACGAGAAGGCGCGCGCCGACGAAAAGGCTCGCGCCGACGAGAAGGCTCGCGCCGACAAGGCGCGTGAGGACAAGGCGCACGGCGCCGACAAGGAGCGTGACGACGCCGCGCAGGACCAGGACGAGAAAGACAAGCCCAAGTACCCGATCTTGCCGGAAGGTCAGGCGTACGACCTATTCCGCAATGGTCACCGGGTTGCGAAAGAGGGGTCTCCTCCAAGCCAGTGGTTTATGATGGGCCGGCTCCCTGACGGCACACCGTGCGCCCAGACGCCAGTGACGCCCGAGCTTGAGAAGCAGCTCAAGGAAGGCAAGTACTACGTGGCGGACGGGCTGACGGACCCCGCGCCGCCCCCCGAGGTGCTGTCGCGCCACGACCCGCTATAGGCAGTAACCCATGGCGGCCGGATTAGGCTCGATTCGGCTTGCTCCGAGCCCGATCGACGGAATGGACGACGCTTCGCCGGCCGATATCCGCCAGGGTGTCGTTGTCGATCTGTCGGACTATAGCGATGATCTCGATCTCCCCGACGTCGACACCGACAAGGGCGTCGAAATCGAGGGCGGCGGGGTCATCGTCCGCATTGGGCCGCCGCGCAAGCCGAAGGAAGACCTCGAGTTCGGGGATAACCTGGCCGATGGCATCCCGCGCGACACGCTGGGGATGATCGCCGACGAGCTTCTCGAGCGCATCGAGGAAGATAACCGCTCCCGCCAGGAGTGGCTCGACACCCGCGCTCGAGGCATCGAGATGCTCGGGCTCAAGATCGAGCCAATGCGCTCGAGCGGGCCTGACGGCTCGGCGCCGCTCGAGGGCCAGTCGCAGATGCGGGCGAGCGTGCTCTGCGAGGCCGTCGTACGGTTTGGCGCCAACGCCTTTTCCGAGCTTTGCCCGACGGACGGGCCGGCGAAAGTGGCCGAGGACACCGCCGCCGCGACCATGGACCTGGACGACGTCGCCGACGCGCTCGAGACCGGCCTCAACCACTATTTGACCGTCACCGACAAGCCCTGGACGCCCGACACTGACGCGATGTTGCTGCGAATCGGCGTCGATGGGTCAGTGTTCAAAAAGGTGTATCACGACCCCATCCTTCGCCGGCCGGTCAGCCGCGCCGTCTATGGCGACGATGTCATCGTCAACAATTCGGCGACCTCGGTTTACGACGCCAGGCGGATCACCCACCGCGTGATGATGGGCCATTCGACGCTGCGCCGGATGCAGCTCGTCGGCGCCTATCTCGATATCCCCGTCGGCGATCCCGGCTTCCTGCAAAAGGACGCCCCGGCGATCCAGTCGGAGCAGATTGCCGGCATCCGCAAAAACGAGAGCGCAGAGCGCGAAGATCGGGACCATGAGATCTTCGAATGCTACTGCGAACTCGACCTCCCTGGGTTCGAGCATGAAACCGCTGGGAAACCTGACGGACTGGCGGTGCCCTACAAGGTCGCCATTCACAGGGAATCCAGGGAGGTGCTCGAGGTCAGGCGGAACTGGAACAAAGAAGACGAAATGTGTCTGCCAAAGACATATTTTGTGCAGTTCCCGTTCATTCGCGGCTTTGGCTTCTACGGCATCGGTCTAAGCCACCTTCTCGGCAATATGACCAACGGCATTACGGCGGCCTACCGCGAGTTTCTCGACGCCGGCATGTTTGCCAACTTTCCCGGCCTCCTGGCGGCGAAGTCGGGAGGGCGGCAGGACAATTCGACCATCCGCATTCCGCCAGGCGGGTTGAAGGAAATCGAGACCGGCGGCTTGCCAATCCAGCAAGTCGTCATGGGCCTGCCCTACAAGAGCCCGGACGCTACTTTCGTCGCCTTCATCGAGGGGTTAAACCAGCAAGCTCAGCGCCTCGGAGGCACCGCCGAGGTGATGGTGGGCGAGGGTCGTCAGGATGCCCCCGTCGGGACGACCCTCGCCTTAATAGAACAAGCCATCAAACCCTTGCTGGCGACCCACAAACGGCTGTGTGCGGCCCAGAGCGACGAACTCCAGCTTTTGGTGGAGCGATTCCGCGAGGATCCAGCGGCTTTCTACCGCCATCAGAAGCCGTCTGCGGTGGTCTCCTGGGACGAGCCGAAGCTGATTCAGGCGCTGAACACCTACCAGATCGTCACTCGAGCTGATCCGAACACCGCTTCGCACCTCCAGCGCATGCTGCGCAACGCCGCGCTCTATATGATGGCCAAGGATGACCCGTCGGCGTTCGACGTCACCCAGATTCGTAAGGTTTGCATCCGGGGAATCGGCTTCGCCAACCCGGATCAGTACCTCAACGCGAACCCGCAGCCCCCGCCGCCCAGTCCGAAGGAGCAAGCGGCCCTAACCGCCGCCCAGGCGCAGATGCTCGACGCCCAGGCCAAGCAGGGGCAGCTCCAGCTCGAGGCCAGAAACGCGCCGATGGAGGCCCAGGGCAAGCAAATGGACGCCATGGCCAAGATCCAGACGGCCAAGCTTGGGGTGCAAAAGCAGCAATTGGCGACCCATACGGCGCATTTGCAGGCGCAAAACGAGCAAATCAAGCCGCAGATGGAGCAAGCCAAGCACCAGCACGAATCGCAGGAGAACCAGGCCGATCGCGCCGCCGACGTCCTCAAGCAGCAAATGCAGCAAGCGCACGAGATGCGTCTCGCTGGCGTCGAACAGCAAGGCGATCTGCAAAAGGCGCAACTGGATCACCAGAGCAAGATCCAACAGACCGGGATGCAGCATCAGACGGAGATGACGCGCATCGGCGCCGAGCAACAGGGCCGGATGCAGGAGGCTGGCCTCAAGCACCAGACCGAAATGGCCAAGGGCGCGCAACAGCACCAGACCGCCATGGCCCAGGGCGAACAGCAACGCCAGACGACCCTGGCGCAGGGGGCGCAACAGCACGAGACGGCGCTCGCCCAGGGCAAGCAGGAGCACCAGGGCAAGATCCAGGAGATCAAGGCCCAGCCCAAGCCGGCCGCCGCTCAGAGCCGGGCGACCGGCGGCCGGGTGATGACGCCGTTCGGCGAGGCCAGACAGGCTCCGGACGGACATCACTACGTCAAACACCCGATTTCTGGCCAATTCTTCAGGGTGAAGAAGAAGGGCGACTAACATGCCCGATGACGATCCCCTTGGCTCGAGCGTCACTTGGGGTGATCCGAACGACTGGGCGGCCGAACCGGTCGATCACGATCCGTTCTCTGTTCCTGATTTGTCGGGCCAACCAGGTCGCGATTCGCCTTCACTGACTTCACTGACTTCACCGCCTCCGGTGCCCAGCTCGGTCAGGATCGCCGGCCATCTCGCCGCCACGCCGGCCCCCGACCAGAGCTACACGCCGAAATACCTCGCCGCCCACCCGATGGGCTCGATTTCGGAAAATGACCCATCCTGGAGCGAAAAAATCCAATCCGGAATCAGCGAAACCGCGCAAAAAGCCGGAATTCCGGCGACCGGAGCTGAGCGAATGGGGGCGGCGGTGCGGACGGGGGCCGAGATGGCGCCCGTTACGGGTAACATCCTGTCGGGCAACGAGGCCTACCGGGACATCCAGAGGGGCGATCCCTGGAGCGCGATGCTCAACGCCGCGATGGCGGTCCCGATTCCTGGCGCGGCGCCCGAGGCGGCGGCGGCGCGTCGGGTCAACCCGCTCGGGTTCTATTCGCACGGCGCCGACGTGGCGGCGAGCCTCCCGCAGGCGAAAGGCACTTCGCAACAGATGATCTCGGCGCTCGCAAAAGCCGGGGTTAAACCAGAGGAAATGGTGCGAGCCGGGGTCACCGAAGACAATCTTACGATGCCCTTATTCTCCAAACTGCCGGTCACAAGGGAGGAGCTGGCCGCGCGCTTCAATGAAGCCATGCCACAGCTTCAGGAGACGGGCTACGGCGAGCAATACTATCCGCATGACGAGTATGGCGGCGGCGGGACTAAATACGATCGGTACACGCTCCCCGGCGGCCAGAATTATCGCGAGTTGCTGTTGCATCTGCCGGAGAAGCAGGAAGCGGAAGCGAAGCCTCGCCAGGGCTACGCCATTTTCCATGCCAGCAATCACGGCGACAACCCGGAAAGCGCTGTATTCGCCACCGAGGAGGAGGCGCGGCGCGAGCT